CTTGCTACTACAAAGTCTAATGTACCGTCAGAGTCATCATAAGTTACGGCAATACCTGTTTCAGTATTACCAGTTACCATTCCTCCAACCCAGTCTTCTACATTCTCTTGTGTTACACCAGCTGGAACGGATTGCCATGAGCAACTTCCATCACCATCTTCCCTTAGGAATTTAGTACCACCTGATTCACCAGTTGAAAGTACTACTGTACCTTCAGGAGTTCCACTACCTGCAGTAGCCCACTCCATCCCATTAGAAGTATACTTAAGATATTTATCTGTACCCGAAGGTGCATTATGAATATCTAACTTAACTTCTGCAATAGAATCATCATCAACTGTATGTGATCCAGATCCTTTCATCCAAATAATATAATCAGGATGTGCTGCTAAGTTTGCACCAAAATGAATACTAGATCCATCAATACAGAATCCATCATTAGATCCTATTGATGTACCAGTATTAGGTTCTTGTAAGACACCAGCTATACTAATAAGCATTGCAGCTGCTTGGTCAGGAGACACAGCAGTTGTTGTACCTTTAGTAACTAATTCATAATCAGCTGCACCTGCAGAGAATGCTCCACTTGCATTGTTATGTGCTTTAAGTTCTAAGTATTGATAGTCAGTTGTAATAGGTGAACCACCACTACCAGAAATGGTAATAGTTTTAGTTGCACCAGTACCACTAGCTACTACTCCAGAACCTACAAAGTTTAATGTTGTAGCAGCTGTAGATAAGGCAGATCCTTCATCTTGTACTGTTACTTCACCACCACCTGATACAGTGATAGTTTTAGTAGCACCTGTACCGGAAGCTGTAACATTAGATCCTACAAAATTAATAGTTTCTGCAGCTGTAGACAAAGAAGAACCTTCTTCTTGAATAGTAATAGCTGCACCACCACCACTTGCGGCTGCCCATGAAACACCAGTAGCTGTAGAGCTATCAGCTGTTAAGACGTGTGTATTAGTACCTACGGATAATACTGATGGATCACCTGAACCATCACCAATTAAAATACCACCTTTAGTACCTAAATCAGTATTCATTACTGCACCAGCAGCATTTACGCTACTAGCATCAACAGTAGGTATACTAGGTTTATTTAATATTTGTGCATCACCGGAACTAGCATTCCAGTCTGCTTGTACGTTGACTTCAGCTGAAGCTGCAATACCAGCTAGTTTTGTTTTCTCTGTATCTGTATAAGCATTGGTATTAGAATTAGCTTCATATGCAGTTTTTATTTCTGCATTAGTTTGATCACCTGTAGCCCCTGATTCTACACCATTCAGTTTAGTATGATCCGCATCCGTGAATACATTAGAATCTCCGGCTGCTTCCACTGCTGCACGTATCTCAGCATCAGTTTGATCAGCAGTAGCACTAGCTTCTATTGCATTTAATTTTGTATGATCAGCATCTGTAAATACATTAGAGTCTGAAGCAGCTTCAACTGATGCTCTTACATCAGCATCTGTTAAACCATCTGCTTGTTGACCTTGTACTTCTTGTGCAGCGTATAATAATTGTAATTCGTTATTGTTTAAATCTGTAGCTCTGATAGATGACCCTGCAGCAAATGTTGCTTTGGATGTGTCTACATCAGTTTCTCTGTAAATATGAATATTATTGGTACCATTACCAGGTGTATTACCTGAGGTGAATACTACATTAGTACCTGTTATATTGTAGTGTGTTGATTCAGTTTTTAAAGTGCCCCCGACTTTTACTTTAATATCAGAGGTCTTATAATATGGAAATGTATAAGCAAAGGAAGTGGTGGAAGCATTCCCGCTATAAAAATGTTCAGTTGTTACCGTCATGTTTAATATTTAATACAGGCTAAAAGAGCCATGTTTCTTGGTCTTGATTCTCCACCTTCATTAGCTATACTTGTACTTATTGAAGTTGTATGGTTATGATTTGCATCTACAGTTAATCTACCAGAATCGTTTGTGTCAGGACCACCAGGTGTTTTATTATTACTATACCCTGTTTGTCGACTAAATATACCAGACGCTACACCATCAGATCCCCATCCTTCTGAAATTGGATTTGCAGTACCAACTAAATTTGTAGTAGTTGAGACTGTTCCTGTTGAAGTAGCTGAGTGATTATGCTGTTGGTTTGTACTTGTTTGTGTACTTTTAATAGCTCTTCCACTATCTGTACCTTTACCATCATCCCAACCTCTTATAAACTCACCACGTAGATCAGGTAATGTAGAACCAACTATAGCATATAATTCTGAAAAATCAGCTGTTATACTTTGTGTAGTTCCACTACCATTAGCAATGGCATCTCCATTGGCTTTTAAATAACCTGCAGGAGCTGAAGAACCAGCATACCATATGACAGTACCAACAGGATTATTAAAAGCAGTTGATACTTCTGCAGCAAGTTTTGCTAAAGTAACTGCATCATCTACAATAGCATTTGTATCTACAGCATTAGAAGCTAATTGATCTGTAGTTATAGCATTGTTAGCTACTTTATCTACTGTAACAGAATCATTAACTAACTCATTAGTACCAACACTATTGTCATTCATCATAGCTAAATCAATAGCATTAGATTTTATAGACCAATCAGTCGAACTGTTGATTTGTACATCTCCTTTATTACCTAAAGAGAATGAAACAGAATTATCAGTTTTTAATGTACCAAATTCCTGTGCAGCATATAGTAATTGAGTGTTATTTGTGTTTAAGTCTGATGCTCTAATCGAACTACCAGCTGCATAAGTAGCTTCTATAGCATCTATATCTGTATCTCTAAATATACGAATTGTATCATTGTCAGCAGGAGCTGTGTTGAAATTAACAACAGTGTTAGCCCCTGATTGAACAATTATATAATGAGTAGTTAGTGATTTAGTAACACCATTTAGTTGAACCTTCAGGTCAGACGTTGCAAGGAATGGAAAGGTAACAGAGAAATCCCTATTACCTGTTGTTGTCTGAGTATGGCTAACTTCTGTTGAATAAGTCATTTAGCTATGTTAAGTGTTTTTTGAAGCCCTGAGTCTTCTAATACTTGATTTATATCCCCATATTTTTGGTCTTCATTACTCATTTTATTATTAAACTCACGATCTTGAATACCAGCCAATATCTCTTCAGGTAAGGAATCTTCTGCTAATCGTTTAGCTTCTGCATAAGCTGACCTTAAATCATTGAATATGTTTGCAAACTTACCTGTATCTAGAATATCAGAAGGTATCAGTCCTCTACGTTGAGCTTGTATAATGTTTTTAAAACCTACATAAACTGTACCATCTGGAGCTTTATATTCTAATCTATTAGCTCTACCCATTATCTCTCGGATAGATTGCTTATAGTATCCTTGTTCACCTATTACTGTGTTGATAGCTGTTATTTCATGATTATGTAAGATAGCACCACGTTGACTCATTCTCATAGTAGGGTTACTATTGAATTCAATGTCAATTAAGAATTGTCTTTCCTTAGATGGTTGAGAAGTTATCTTTGCTGGTCCTCTATTCCATACTCTAAGGAACCAATTATCTTCTTTACCTATTGGTTGACCATCTATAGGATCAACTACAGAAGGTAAGGACCGTTCAGGATCAAACATGTCTAACCATGCATTTCTATTCCTTAGATTTTTATCTAACTCAGAACGTATTTGTCTTAACTGAGGGTACATTATTTTACCCAGTTCGTTTCTTGCACTACCTAAAGGTACTAAGTTATTACCGAATGAAGACATCCATCTAGTAGCAGCTGCACCATTACCTTGTAATACATCATACATAGGTTCTAATTGAGATAAAACTGATCTATTAGTAACAGCAGAACCAATTACAAAAGCTAGTTTATTATATAGATCCTCTTGCATAGCAGTTGTTAAACTATCAAAGTTATCAACAACATCAATAGTTAATGATAACCAGTCACCTATTGGACCCATCCATTCATAACTAACTTGCTTATCAGTACCTGGTACTTTACATGACTTAGCTTTCCATCCACTACGTATTCTCATAGTTTGTCTGGATTTATCATAATGACCATTACCTGTACATCGATCTCCAGTTGCAGCAAAACCTGCCATAGTAACCATAAGACTTCCTAAAGCTGCTTTACCTTTAACTTCAGCTCTAAGCATTTCAAAATTTTCTCTTGCGAATTCATCTACTGGTTTACCTTTACTTTGTAAAATCTCAGTAATTTCATCAATGGAAAATTCATCCATTCGTTTCATGCCTAATGGGCCCCACATCTTCTGATAATCAGAGGATAATACACCAGCTGGACTCCATTTACCAAAGGTATCGATAACATTAGCAGTAGTTCTAGGGAACCATATAAATGTACGAGCTGCAGGGAAACGTTTAATAAAATTATTCATTCCTTCAACAACAGGAGAGTCAGCGTTCAAAGCTATTTCCTGTGTAATTCTATCTACACCTTCGTTTCTTATCATACCATTGCTATCAAACCAACCATCATATACTTCATTAGCAGCTTTCTTTAGGCTTTTCTCTGTTATCTCTTCACCTGATTGAGCAAGTTTATTAAACGCTATATACTTAGCTTCTGTATTAGCAACTACGGATTTAGAGAAACCATCTAATGCGGTCATAGCATTACCACCAAACCTAAGAACAGGATCTTTAGATAATGCATCTAAATCTTCAAAGACACTAAGCATCATTAAACCGCCATCTTCTCCTTTTTCAGAAGCTCCATATGCCCATGCTCTTAAAGCTGTTAAACCTTTTTCTTCGTGGGTAGCAATATCACCACGCATCATATAACTAACTTCTGTTGGGTTATTAGAGGCTTTTCTAAATACCAACCTCATATGCTCTGTAGCTTTTTGTAAGGTATCATCTAATGAAAAGTGAGCCACCATAGCTTTCTTTGCCCTGACAAGATCACCTTGTACGACAGCTCCAGTGACCGTAGCCATGCCTCTACCTAATAAACCAGTTAAGTTACCTACACCAGCATTAATAGGTGTTGCGATAGCAGAGAGTGCAGAGTTAAATATATTACTCCACATAGCTTTATTAACGATAGAAGGTACATTTGGATTACCATCATACAAAGCTTTTTTAAATGTAGCTAAATTCTCACCTGCCCAATTATGTAGTTTCCATAATGTATCGACATTTCCATCAGTAAATTCATTAGCTAATAGTAAAGGTTTAAGGAATTCTGGATTATCTCTAGCTACTTGTTTTAAAGTACTAGTCCATTCTTTAACTTTAGGTATTGTTTCTGCTAATTTAGCACCATGAGCACTTGTAATAGCATCTGCAGCACTGTTGATAATTCCCTTATCACCTGTTTCAACTGCTTTTTTCCAAGCATCCATACTAGAAAGCATAGAACCTACTTCAAAATTAGCAAGACCTTTTTCTACCATTAATACTTCTAAACGATCTGCCATTAAATCTATAGTTCTATTTACAGAAGCACCACCTTCCATATATCTAGCACCTTCAGAGAAATCAGCTACTTGACCAGCTTCAGATGTAGCTAAATATGCTCTAGCTTTTTGAACATCTAAATCTAACATCTGTGCTTTTAGTTGTTTTATAGCTCCTGAGATACCTTTTTTACCTACAATCCTTACAGCAGATCCTTCTACAGACTTTTTAAACTCATCTAGTAATCCTATTATTTCATCAGGTTCTACTCTAGGATGTAATAATGTAGCTGCTAGTTTCTTACCAGCTTCATCCATCATTTTAGAAGATATTAATTTATTAGATCTTAAGCGTTTACTATACGGACCACCTTCCTTTAGTTGTTGTGTGAGTTCAGAGACTAATGTACGCTTAGATAAATTTGATAATTCAATACCTTCCTTCCTAGTAGCTTCATGGATAATATTACCTATCCTACCCCAACTAGAGTCTAAATTATTTTGAATTTGTGCAGCATCTGCAGCAGCTCCTAGAATCCCATCTGAATCTTTAGTTCGTACTAAAAGTTCTCCTTCATCATATAAGCTAGAATCAACTACATCATCACCCCTACTGACATAGTATTCATTTAATAAATTCAATTCCTTTTCTTTTCTAGGAACCTCTAAGAACATTATCTTCTATAGGATTATCAGAAAATTTAATATCGGTGAATTCATCTTTAGTAAGAGTGTCTATATTTTTAGTGCCTCCTTCCTTAGCTGGTATAAATTGAGAAGTTCTTTTAATACTTCTACCAGCTTTTGTGAGATAAGCAGCACCTTCAATGATACTAGATAGTACATTAAATATAGCACCTTCTCCTACATTCTTAGCACGTTTTTCTCCAGGTGTATCATCAGCATCTGTTGCTACACTTTCAGGTATCCATTGAAATGTTTTAGGCCAATAACCTTTTAAAGTACCTAATAGGTTATCATCTTTTTGGTTTTGTTCTGCAGCATAATCTACAAAACCACCAGTACCTATATCTATACCAAATTTAGAAAAGTAAGAAAAAGATTTAGAATTTCCTAATTTCTGTAACCATGGTGCTGCTTTACCTGCAGCATGTATTTTAGAGAAACCTTGTATCGCTAAACTTCTAAGACCAAGAGATGGTATTATAAGTCCAGATATATTCCTAACAGCTTGTACTGATTTAGCTTCATACTCTGGTACCTTAGGTATATCTGGTATACCATTAGGACTAGCCATATTGATAACATCAGTTATCGTATCTAAAACACCTACTGCTGGTGCTAGACTTTCTCCTGTATTTTGGAGAGTATCTTGTACAAAACCTCCAACACCTTCTCTTGGTTTCCTACCGAAACCTGGTATAAGTTCACCAGGTTCAGCGGCATTAAGTTTTTCTTTGCGGGTCATGCCCTCAAATCTATTTTCTCCCTCAGGAGCGACTACTGTTTCAGGTTTTATTTGAGTATCCGTAGATACGTTAGAACCTGTATTAGTAGTATTTCCGCTGATTGCCTGAAAACGCTTGATAAGCTCCTCATCTGACATTTCAGCGAAATTTAATTCTTCATTCATAATTTATGCTTGCGGTACAGGTAGAGAACCATGTGTCATTATCAATCTATCCCGCTTTCGTTTTTCAAGTTCTTCAGGGGATATAAGTATCAAGTCACCATCTTTCTTAATAGTAACGAATCCTCGTTTTCTCATTTCAGTAATCGTATTATTTTCATAATTACTTTCTTTTGAAATGGATTCCAATCGCTCTTTATTAATTAGATTACTTTGTTCAATAGTTTCAGGACTAACCCCTACTTCACTTTCTTCACCTTCAATAGGTTTACTAGTTTCCCTAGACGAAACAAAGTCCTGATCTAAGGATTTACTGAACCGTTCTAATTGAGCTGGAGAAGCATTTTCTAAACCTATATGTTCATATAAATATATAAGATCTTTATGACCTGATTGTTGGATTACTTTCCTGAAATCGATCTCTTTCGTAGCTTCTGCTTCTATCATAGACTTATACTTAGTTAAACCAGTCTTTCGGACTAGTTCTATAGTATCTTCGTTTTCACTTGAAAGCAAAGCTCGATATTGACGTTTAAGTAAAACACCTGGTTGAACACCTAAGATCCTAGCTTTAATGATAAGTTCTTTATTATAAAGATTTACCTTATCTGGATTTTCAATAGCACGTATAACATCAGCTGGATCTAAAATTGCACCCTCAGTATCAAGTAAACTGTTTAACCAACTACCATTAGTTGTTTCCTTGTTAATGGTAAGTCTAGCTTCATTTATTTTAGATCTCCATTGTTTTACATTTTCAATAGTAAAGTTATCGTTATTCTTTAAATTATCATCCCTTAGAGCGTATGATTGTACAGCTCGTTCTGTTAAATGTGTATCATAGTTATCATAATTACCAGTCATCCGATTATATGAAAATCTTCCAACACGACCCTCTCTTATATTTTGATCAGTAATTGGTACTCCACTACCATTCAATGTTAACCACTTCTTCCATTTGAGGTCAGCATTAGTACCTTGTTCCGTAGGATCCATATCAGGATACAATTTTCTTTCTTGAGCATAAAACCAATTACGTTTTCGATTTATTTCACCTGCCATTCCTTTAGCAGTATTAGACAATGCATCTGTTTTAGTTGTAAGTATTTTCTTATTAGTAGTTCTAAGTAGATCAAATACGTCATCCAGTTGTCCATCTACAGTTATAGGCCGCTCGTTCTCTCTAAAAAAATTCTCCTGGTCTCTTATTATATCTTTCAGCGGGTTTGCTATAAGACTATTTGATTCTTGATTTATTTCTTCTTTCAGCGCAAATAAATTTCCTGATTTCTCACCCTTTGTATACTCGGAATAATCTCTAGTAGGAGTATTATTGCTATAGTTTTTAAGTCGTTTAAGTGCTTTATTATCATCACCTATTACAGCATTTTCTGCCCTTGCTATTATTGTATTTATTTGATTTTCATCATAAGTACCTGGTGCAGCTGCTAAAACAGCATTTATCTCAACTTCATGAGCTGCTATTACTTTAGCATTTTTTGCTACATTAGCTGCATTAATAGCGTTTCTTATTTGTGTTTTATCATTAGTTTTAATCAGTAAATCTAACTTATCAACTGTATCTCCGACTTCATATCTAGAATACTTTTGTTCTTCAAGAGGTAATTCTGAATCAGCTTTCTTCATCGCTTCCGAAAGTTTCTTTCCTCCACGGTGTTTAGCAAGATTATTTTTAATGTTGTTCCATTCACCAAGTTCTAATTTACCAGCGTCAGCTAAACGGATTAATCGTAAGACAGTCTGATCATAACCTTCAGTTTCGAGTTGATTAGAAAATTCTTTAGCTACCTCTGGTCCAGGTGCAGATAATCCTAAAGCTGATATTATATCATTATCAAGTTCTTCAGTCTTAGCAGTTAAATGTACATCCTTAATGTTTATACGACTTAAAACACCTTTTGTATTTGCATACTTCTCTACGATTTTATGTAAGTTATCCTTTACCCATTTGTCTGATAAACCTAATTCTGATATTTCACCATATAAGTACTTTTCATAAAACGTTTTTGTATTACCAGCTAATTGATCCCTTCGAAATTCCTCTTGAAACTTCGCTTCAGCGGGATCATTTAATTTTCTAGTTACATCTGAAATACTTCTATTTACTTTCTCATAAGCCATCAATCTAGAATATTTCAGTACTTTAGAACCGTGGCCTTCTAAAATGGCATATCCTAATTCAGGTGCTATTTTTTTATTTGCAATAGCTTCTTTAATTTCTTTACTTAAATCAACCTGATCTTTTTCTAATGCGTTATAATTATCAAGGTATTTTTCAGTAAGTTTTAGATCAGGATTATTTTTTCTAAATTCTATGGAATCTGCTAAGAGTTTCCCTGCTTTCTTTTTTTCAGAAGCTTTGTCAAAAGCAGATTTAGCTTTACCAACTGTAGTAGAAAATTCAGCAAGAGCTTGTAACTTCGTTGTAAAGCTTTCGTTTTTCTTTTTCTTTAACTCCTGTTCATCTCTAGCAGTTAATTGAGCATAATATTGCTCAGTTTGTCTAGTTTGTCTTGCATAGATTTTTTCTAATGAAGACACCCAATCAGTGGGTTGTTGTGGTTCTAGTAATGCCATTAGTTTTTACCCTCCAGCAAACATGTCCCAGCCGCCGACATTTAAGCCGCCGCCACCTGCTATACTTGCAATGCTGCTACCTATTTTCAAGGCATCCATAAACATAGCATTACCTACATTCTGTAACACAGGTTTAGGTGGTGCAATATCAGGATGTTTCTCCCAAGCAACTTTAGTAAAGGATTGTAATTGTTCAGCTCTGGTACGTCCCTTAGCTTGAGCACCTTTTCGTTGTAAGTCTCGAGTACCTTTAGTTATTTGATTAGCCACATCATTACCTCTTTTCAGGTACTGCCCTAATTCAAGAGCTCCTATTCTATTGGTAGATCGACCTAATGCTCTACCACTAGCTTTCATTTCAGCGAATTTACTATTCTCAAGGAAGTTCTTCCACTCTCCCTGACGAACAACCATCGCTTGGTCAATCATTTCACCTTGTTGCTCTTGTATTTGTGAGAATACATTAGCTAATCCAAGGTTACTAGCATCAACCATTTGTTCGTGTTGTACTTGCTCTGCCCTAGTTAAACTAAGGGTTTGCATCCATTCACGTTCTCGTTTGTCCAGTTGGTACTGGTATTGTCGTCTAGCGACTTTATTGGCATTCTTAGCCTGTTCTCCTAAGCACACGGCAAAATTCTATAAAGGATAAGTTATTAGGTCCATATTCTATTTCTCTTAAAAACTTGAACCCAAGGAATTTAAGTAATTTTAGATGGACCTTGTTGCGTTTATCAACAATGTTCCACAGTAGCGGCTCTTTTCTGCTATCTACAAAACGCTTTGCTTCTCTAGCAAACGTTATAGGATAGTCATGGATGGCATTTGTACATAACATCCAGATTCGTCCTCCTGGATCTACTCCAGCCATACCAGCAGTCTTGCCGTTAGGCACTACGAAGTATATGCAAGAGGGTTTTTGAACAGCGTCGAGTAACGCTTCTGTGGGATTTACTCCATGACCTTCTTCGACCTCTTTCCAGTCAGCAGGGAGTAAGTTAGAGGCTACTTGTTTAGCAGCCTCCATTGTGATTGGGTGAATGTATTTAGACACGGCGGTAGTTTTTATCTGTGTAAGAACCCTCCCATGTCATTGAGCTTAATGTAGCGGGTGTAGGGTGTGTAGATTTAAGTGTTAAGGTTAAGTTAGTATTCTTCTCATATGCAGGTATAGCTTGTGTTACACTTTCATCAACTTGAACTCTATTAGCCCCATACTGATCAGCTATGGTTGATTCCCATGTTTCAGTATAGGTGGGTTTACCTATTCTATCTAATATCGTAGTATATAAACCATTAGCTTTTAAGTTTAAATTTACTCTATGGATAATTAAATTACCATTAATTAAAGACCTAACTTGACCATTACCTTCTTGTGTATAGTAGATAGTAGGGAATTGTACTTCCATATCAAACTGATAACCAAGTACTATATTGTTAGCAGGTGTTACATCATCACCTGTACTACCATCTTCGACATATTGAGGGTCATAGGTTTTCCAGTTACCAGGTAATTTAACCTTAGTAACTCCACTTTCTACAAATGTAGATACATTCTCTGAGCGTCCTTGAAATGTCAGATCAGAAGCGCTCGGTACTACAAATACTGATAATTGTCCTGAAGTATTATTAAACCCTGTAGGTAAATTAAATTTAGTCCAATCATTAGTAGCGTCATAGGTTAAACCAGATGAAGCAACAGTATAACTGTTATCTAAATGAATACGGTATGTAATATCATCTGTAGTATCAGATGTAGTGTTCATGTTATCTGTTATTTCATGCTCATTATCACTAGCTTTTAATACGTATCTATGTAATACATCTTTACTACCATTTCTAATTACAACATATAATGCATCATCTAATACTGCATGGTGCTGTATAGTACCCATTAGTTCCCATTTGAACCAAGCTTGCTGTATACGTTTATCACTAGTGTTGTAGTATCTATAACCATACAGAGTGGTAGTACCTTTTTTACTAAAGAAGATTACACCATTCTCTCTAGAGTTAGAAATCAATTCTAATTCCTTATCAAATAATTTACCTACTACTTTACTTTGGTCTATTACAACAGGTTCTCCCTCACGTAATATCCTTGCCATTTCCCATAAACGAGAGTGTTTACCAGCATTATCTAAGAAGGCTATAGTAGTACCTAGATTTATTGGATTAGTTTGATGGTTGAAATTATAATTAGCTAAGGCATTAAGTTTTACTGTTAAAGGACTCAGTACATCTGAATCCGTAGTCAGCATGAATTGTTTATTCTTAGTAAATATTACTAAACCTGAATTAACTTGGATAGCATCATAAACTATAGCAGGGTATTCTGAGCTACATGATATATCAATAACGTCTGTAGCTGTATATGTTATAGCTGAACGTGGCCAAAAATTATAGAAGTCACCAGGTTGAGACATGACAATATTCTCATCACTGAGCATTACCATTCTATTCCTGAAGAATACCATTTTATTTATCTTCTGACCTACGAATGAAGGTTCAGGGACAGTAGTAGTATTACCTACGCCACATGCATCCCATTCAATTTGATCTACAGTGAAGGTACCATTTGCTTGCCTTACTAATTCTATAGGCATTGTACCTGGGTCTAATGTAGTAGTACGTCCAGGAGCTGCACACTCCTCCCATACTCCAGGACCATCACGATTATTTTCGCCAAAGAATTGAACATAATAGTCATCTTCATTAGCAATACTGTTCTTTACTTTAACTACATAACCATGCTTACATTGATTCGGTAGGTCTTCGATACTATTACATTCAGATGTAATTACATTAAGTAAATCACCTGTTGGTGAGGTCACGTTAAATGATGTACCGTTTGTAAGATATATACCACTACCTATGATTTGCACTTCGCCAGTAGCAAACTCACTAGTAGCAAGTATGTCTGTTGATAGATCTCCTAAAATACTTTCAGCTGTTACAGTTGTTTTAGTATCAAATGATGTAGGTGTAGGACGTATAATTCCTAAATTACCTTGTATTTGAGATGTACTAACTGTATCAATTTTTACTTTATAGTAAGCATCTGCCATCCATACATGGAAGTAATCACCTTCTTCCCAACCTTCACCACCATATAACATATCATGTGTTACAGTGTATCTAGATTGATAAGTCGTAACTGGATCAGACCCACTGTTATCAGTGAAAGGTACAGCTTGACCTATAGTAGAAATTCTAAAGTATAAATTCTTACCTCTATTAACTGATGAACCACCTGCAGCTTTTACATCAATAGTATAAGCATGTGATCCTGAAATAGCAGCATCAGTAAGACTTGCTCCATCTGTTACACTGAATATCCTGGTACCTACATTAGGAGACCAAGCATCGTTACCATCACCTGCAGTATCATCACATCTACCAGCATGATTGCTTTCTCTGGTAGCTCTAGAAACCATCCCACCATTAGCATCACAATAATTATTACTAGAAGAAACTAAAGTTACTGAGATTCTAGTAGCGGTAGAAGATGAAGTTGTAGTATTGTCATTAAATAAATTTACTGCATACTGGTTAGCATACGCTACTTTTTTTAATTCAATGTAAGCTTCAAACGGTCTAGCTGTTGTGGTAGTACCAGCCATTGCTACAGTCTTAGTACGATTAGTTATATATGTATAATCGTTAAGAGTAAGTGTTTGTATATCTTCATCATTAGTGTGAGTTAAATAGGTAGTTAAAGCAGTTGCAGTAGCTGTATCATAGGTAACAGTTTTCTCTGATCCATCTATACAACTCCACATTTTTACTATACCATTTTGTGCTACCTGTCCTATGTATTGCTCATTCTCATCACGATAGTAATGAAACCATCTACCATTAGTAACAGAGTTATTTGATCCATCACTTAAAGATCCTACTAACTTACCACCAGGACGTTTCATCAGTCCTTGAATCAAGTCAGGGTATACATTCTTAGCATCTACAACTTGTCCTGGGAATTTTAATTCATCAGGCTGTTGTGATATACCCCCATTGTAGTTAGGTATTGTTTGTGTAATACTTGCCATCAGCGTCTCAGTGCATTGTATGGTTGGTAAGCCGTATAAGAACTATCATGCGGATTACCGAAGTAAGAAGGATCTCCCTTATCACATTCGTATTCTAAACATGCAGCTCTAGATTTGAATTCATCTTCCTTCAATAGTTGAGCAAGCTGAGGATTCGATACAAGCTGGGTAGCAGCCCTTACAGCAGCCCTGTAAGTTATGTAACGTTGGAATGGGTTAGGGAGATCTTCGAACGCATACAGCGTCACTAAGTCTAGGTAGAGAGTCTGTGTAAATTCATCGGTATGGTTTACTAAATCATATAACCTACCATTCCTTACAACTACATCCCTAGATTTATCTTTTAATCCATCATGTATATCATAACGTAATGCATTATTAGGTAGAGTTATATAGTTATTAGAATCCGGTATAGTTGCTATATGATATTCAGTGTTGAAATGCCAACCTTCATTCTGTACATCTTTGTTTACTTCGTTCAGTATATTATATATAAAACCTATTTCAGGGTTTTCATAGTTCAGTGTTGTTACTGGTGATTGACCGATAGCTCCCAAGATTGAGTTCACTGCGGATAGTTCGGTATCGGTGTCAATTGTCGAGGTCGCCATAAAGTTTTGTAAATAAAAAAAGGGAGACCGAAGCCTCCCCATGTGTGTATATAAAAATATAATTAGAAAGCAGCGTTTCCTGAAGAACCTACTGCAGCACCTGCAACTAGTTCCACAGCAGCAGCTGGGTTTAGATAGTCAGCACCCATAGCCAATCTACCAAGAATAACATCACCCTGATAAATCACGGATACGTCACCTGAAGTAATTTGGACTTGAGGACCGATTGCTTCAACACAACCTGCGGCTTCTTTCTGGAAGATCAAACCACAAGAGTTTGCGAATTCTGTTTCTTCACCATACTCGTTGTTGATTCCAGCTACATCATTTGCAGCATCTTCTACAGCTTCACCGACAAAAGAGCCGAGGTTGCCAGGAGAAGTTACTCCAGGGTTAGTAGCAGAAGCAGATCCGTACTTAGTACCATAGCTTGAGAAGAATGGAATGTTCATTGACTTGTAGATTTTGATACCTGCAATCTCAATGATACCATTACCAGACTGTAAAGATGTACCTTGTACGTCTCTGTTTACAAGACCATTAGTACCTACCGCTTGGATAAGTTCATAATATTGTCTTGGGTTTAGAACACCTACTCGGCCATCTTGACTTACTCCCTTCTCATCTAATGCCGCTGCAGCATCATAGAATGCAGAGATTAGAGAAGCAGGTACATAAGCATCAGATGCTTGGGCATTAGTACCAACACGAATTTGTGTTCCACCTGGTTCGACGTAACCAGACTTAGTTATTGGAGAAGCAGCTCTAGCTCCACGTGCAATGGCACGGAATACTAGTCTATCATACTTCTGAGCAAGAGCATATCCAATCTTCTTAGATATCTCTCCTCTTAATTCATAATGTGCAAGAGTCTCGTCTAGCTCATAGACAAATGCACTGGAGATGAGTAGATCATCAACAGTAATTGTCTTCTGCTACAGGAGGAGCACCGTCTGAGTTACCCAAGATAGAATTTCCTGGAGTATGGAACTCAGCTTTGGTGTGTCCTGTATAGATGAACTGAAGAGATTTCCCATTCTTAAGGGTTCTCTTCATAACAAGATCTCTGGCTATTGAGTTATATTCGAACCCTTTAAACATCTCACCTGAGAACAGCTTGAGGTAAAGGGCTCGTCTATCAGCACCACCATTATTAGCACCTGGTACGGTTACCGACGCTTGATGTGCGGTCGACTGTTGAGCCATTTTCTTATTGTTTTAAATGTATTGATTGTATATTTACCCTTGCATGCAAATTAAAATAAAAGTTTTGTGGTCTATCCCACCGTCTAGACGGCTAGAGGGTATCCGGCGCACCGGGCCAAAAGCCAATTAGGAAGAGGTCCGACACTGAGGTGCCTCTTCCCTGTGGTAGTTTACATGTAATGTTTC